GGAACAACAAGTCCAAGCTATAATCTTCATGTCAATAATATCGCGTATGCATCAGGATCGGTTCGTGCTCCGATATTCTATGATTCTGATAGCACAACATATTATTTAGATCCTGCTTCATCTTTTAATTTTGTTGCTGGAGCTGGTACTTTTTACAGTGGATCTAGTGGAGTGTATGTGGGAAATCCAGAAAGTACTGGTGCAACTTTACGTTTGGGTGCGGCCTGGGGCAAGGTTGGTATTTACTCTGCCGGTGACATTACCGTGGGTTCAGAATCGACGGTCAACTTTTGGGTTGCTGGAGGACAAAAAGCATATGTTGATGGCTCGGCCAATATGTTTGCATATGGCTCAATGCGCGCGCCGACTTTCTACGACTATAATAATACAAGTTATTATGTTACTCCAAGTGGAACATCCAATCTGAATGGATTGAATCTTTCCGGAGTATTGAATTCATCTGCAGCAGGTAATTTTAATACAGTTACCTGGGGAAATGTTATGGGCGCTACAAATGGTCATCCGCGCTCAATGGCAATTGGCTTCTCTGGTGGAAATTATGGACAAATCGGATATGGTATTTCTTATACCGGCACGAGCAGTTTGCATAATTATGCTATCACCGATGTCGTATCGTTGTGGGAAGCATACGATGGCATTAGAGTATTTGCTGCTGCTGCAGGAACAGTAGGAACTGGTATCACCTGGACTACAGTTTTAGATGCACGCCGCTCAAATACCTCGTTGGTATTCAAGGGAAATACGATTCCGATGTATGGATCCAACATCAGCGGAAATCTTTATGCATCTGTATTTTATGATTCGGACAATACTGGATATTATGTAGATCCAAACAACGTATCATACCTTTATGAACCAAGAATGGCTTGGAGAACATTGATTGGAGAACAAAGTTATGACGCGACATTGTTTGACGGTGGATATCCAACCTATAGACCAGGCATAGTTGTTCGTGGTCAATATCCGCACATTGATTTGGTTTCTTCAAATATCGAGAATTACAATCACGGACCAACATTAAGATTTGCTGCATATGATACCGCCAATGCAAGTAGTGGTAATTTCAAACACTGGGTAATGGGTTGTGCGGGTACAAATGCTTATAGGTTTTCTATTGGATATGCTGCAAACATTTCAAATCCTCATTATGGAATTTATGGAGCAGGAACTACTTGCATGTGGATTGAAAATGACACAACTGTGTATACCAATGCCAGCATTCGTCCAACTATCATATATGACAGAAATGACACTGGATATTATGTTGATCCAAACGGCACATCTTGGATAGCTTATCCGACTTATATTGGCGGTTCCATCGCATTGACCGAAGACAGATGGATCAATAACAAGTATTTTTCAAGTGGTGGAACAGCATATTTGCCATTCATATATGATAGTAACGATACAAATTATTATCTAGATCCAAACAGCAGTTCTCATCTAAATTATCTCAGACTTAACTATGGTTGGGGAGGCGGCGATTTTGGCGCGGAAGCATTTACCATCGCAGGAAATTATCCGTCGATGTGTCTTCGTAATTCAACCTCCAATACAAAATGGCTGATTCATAATGACGGCTCGGGCTATATTCAATGGTATCATGGTAGTCCGTGGAACGACAATTCATGGACCAGATATGCTCAAATTTCACCGGATCAATTTCACCATGTCAGTTCAGTAAGATCGCCGATCTTCTACGACTATGATAATACTGGATACTATGCTGATCCAGCTGGCACAACTAACTTCAACGGCCTTACTGTAAATGGAAATGTTGGTATTGGAACCACTACTCCTTTAAGTAAGCTGCAAATATCGGCAGGTGATAACTCAGATGTGCAGCTATTGATCGGTCAAGGTACAAGTTATGGCGCGCCGAGCATACGATTTAAGATTGCATCTACAAATTATATGGGGCTTGGATTTACCACCGGAAGTTCGGTAGGTAATGAAGTAATAGATGCAATTGCAATACAAAGAACCGGAAATGTCGGTATTGGTACAACTGCTCCAGATGTAAGATTACATTCAATTGGTGGAACTACAAAACTAAACAAGAACAGTACCAAGACAACCACCAGTTATTCGTATGCAGATCTTGTGCTTGGCGATGATACTTCTTCTAGAACAGGATACGGCGGAACTGGAAATAACTTGATGCTTCATTCCAATGACAAGAGTTCAATTGGATTCTTGCATCAAGGATGCTGTATAGGACAAATAAGTTATTACAATAATACATTTAGAATTGGTGAAGATGTTGGTTGGGGATCAGCAAATACAATTATGGCTGGTTCAGTAACCGTTGGCGGCGTCAACGTGGGTGGTTTGCTTAGTCTCCGCGAAGGCACAACTTCGGCACTTTCTCTTGCGCTGACGAATGATAGCACTGTAGGCCTCTACATCCCGAATACGCACAATTATGTGGCTTTTGTTGTTGGCGGCAATCGCGTGTTCTATGTGGATGGCCAGGGTACCATTGTGGGCCCAGCCGGGTCTGGCTATTTTACCTTATCTTCGAGTGGAGTCGTGGGTATCAAAAACCCATACGGGTTTGGCCTAAACATATCCAGCAACATACAGCAGGCATTTGTGACTTCTTTTGAGGGAACGTTGGACGCGTCTAGCTCGACGGCGGGTTCCGTGGTTTTCTCAGGCGGTGTCGGCATCGCGAAAAAGCTGTTTGTCGGCGGGGACTTAAATCTAATCACTGGTTCGACAAACGGCACCAACTTTAACATCATAAACACAGATGCAGGGGCTACATGGAGCGTAGGTGTTGCAGGCACGGCAAGCGGAACGGGGGCGTCGGCGGGCACGTTCTTTTGGTACAAAGGCGGCACGCGAATGACGTTGGATATGAGCGGAAATCTGTCGGCCGCGACTTCAATGCGTTCCTCGGTGTTCTACGATCAGGACGATACGAATTATTGGCTTGATCCTGCTGGAAATACTATATCTAGTGGCTTGTCGATGAACCTGAAGTCCAGCGCACTAATTAATGGATCTGGCAATAGCACTGGATATGGACTAGCTTTGTACCCATCATGGAGCAATGCTAACGGTTCCAATACCCAGCCATATTATGGAGTGATGTTTGCACAAACATCGTATTATGGTACTCACGGAAATGTGAGTGCTGATTGGGCGACATATTTCACGATGGACGTTACATCCAATCGTGGTTGGATTTTCCGCAACGTCAATGGTTCTGGAAACATTGCTTCTATCAGTAATGCTGGATATGCTACATTCGCATCACTCGGAATAGGCACTGCTGCATCTGGAACATCTGGTGAAATCCGTGCAACCAACAACATCACCGCGTACTACTCAGATGAACGCCTGAAGACTAAGCTTGGTCCTATCGAGAATCCAATCGAGAAGGTCAAGGCACTCTCTGGATTCTACTTCGAGGCCAACGAGACCGCTGTGGCTCTGGGCTATCAGAAGAAACGCGAGGTCGGTGTATCTGCTCAGGAGGTTCAGGCAATTCTGCCAGAAATCATCGCGCCTGCTCCTATTTCTGATGAGTATCTCACTGTCCGCTACGAAAAGCTTATTCCTCTTCTCATCGAGGCAATCAAGGAACAACAAACCCAAATCGAATCGCTGAGAAACGAACTTGCTCAGCTTAAGTCCAATAAATAAGGCATATTATGTCAACAAACAACATCACCTACACCTGGAAACTCACCTCGCTGAAGAAGCGCAACATCGGCAATCTGAACGGCGTGGTCTTTCAGACATACTGGAAGAAAATCGGCACAGATGCTAACAGCAATACCGGCGAATTCTCCGGCGCAACTCCATTCGATCCTGCACAGGTCGATCCAAACAACTTCATTCACTGGGATCAGCTGACCGAAGCGGTCATTTTGGGCTGGATTCAGGAAGTCGTGGTGGGCGACTACGAGAAGCACGTCAATGAGCAGATTCAGCGTCAGATCGACGAGAAGATCAATGCTCACGAGACAGTCGAAGATGGCAAGTTCCCATGGAATCCTCCTGCTGCTGAGACCACTCCTACACCTCCTCCTGCTGCTCCTCCGGCCTGAGGTAGTTTAGCTAATTCTGTGAGTCCATTCGCCCAGAATGGGCTCATTTAGTTTTGATATAAATAGAGACACATAATATAGCATACCACTATGTCACTACCAGGATCAGGCGCAATCTCGATGAACAACGTCAACCAAGAATTGGGGCGTGCATCGCCTTATAATCAACAGGTTGCACTCAATGATTCTGCGGTGCGCAGTCTTTTTGGTAAAGCAAGTGGACAGATATCATTGAATGACGGCCATGGAAGAAGTGCTACGATATCAATCATATTCGAATTATACGCTGGTGGGGGTAGTGGTGATGTAGGTGGTGGAGGTGCTGGTGGTCTTATAACCGGGCAGAGTGCGACTATAACAACCGGTACACAGTATAGTTTTGCTATTGGGGGTGGTGGTTCAAACAACAGTACATTTCAGACTTACACCGCTATCGGTGGCGGTGATGGAGGAGGAAACGGCGCCGGCGGAAATGGTGGTTCAGGGGGTGGTGGTGGCTCAAATGGATACGATCAAGGAGCTGACGGTGGAAATGGAACAAGTGGTCAAGGAAATTCTGGCGGAACTGGAGGTAACTGCGGCGCGGGCATTGGCGGGGGCGGCGGTGGGTATAGCGGCACCGGAGGACAGGCTTACAACGACTCGCCCTGCGACGGCACTAATTATGGCGGTAACGGAGGAAGTGGAGGAACAAGTATATATCCTGACGCGGCAACTATTTGTGCTGGTGGCGGTGGCGGTGGCGAAGTTAATGGAAGTGGTGGTGGCGGTGGTGCAAATTCTGGTGGAGGAGGCGGCGGAGCGTGGTACGGCGGCGGCGGATCTGGTGGTAGTGGTGGATTTGTTATTAAATATTCTACTGCTTACCCTGCACTAACAACTATTTCCGGTAGCTATACTACAACAACAAGCGGTGGTTATCGATATTATCGATTTACATCTTCTGGATATTTTATTCCTTAATTATTATGGCACACTTCGCAGAAATTGATTCAGAAAATAAAGTCATTCGGGTTTTAGTAGTTCCTGATGATCAGCAGGATCGCGGTCAAGATTTTTTGGCTGTCGATCTTGGTTTAGGAGGCACATGGATACAAACCAGTTACAATACTCGTCATGGTGTGCATCTTGCTGGTGGAACACCGTTACGCAAGAATTTTGCTAGAATCGGATATGTGTATGATCCAGTTTCTGATGCCTTTATTGAGTCTAAACCCACACGATATCCTAGCTGGATTCTTGATGATGCGGGAGGATACTGGAAACCTCCGGTTTCATATCCAACAGATGGTAAAAAGTATATTTGGGATGAGGCAAATATTAGGTGGAAATTGTTTTCTACCAAATAATGCTGAAAGAAGTACAGAATTTTTCTGAGCAAATACGCAATACTGCAGCTGGTGTAATCAGCGGAGAGCGTATTTTTGTTTCTGAAGAAATTGCTACATCTAGATTCTCCATCTGTCAGTCGTGCGATCAGTTTTTGCTCGAAAGCAATCGCTGTAAAATGTGCGGATGCTTCATGAAGTATAAAACAAAGGTAAATTTGGCCAAATGTCCCGCAGGAAAATGGTAAAGTAATTGCCATATAAATAGAGGATATATGGCGAGACCATCCTCTAGACAAGAACTCATCGATTACTGCCTGCGCTCATTGGGTGCACCAGTCATCGAGATCAACGTTGATGATGACCAGATCCAGGACCGCATCGATGAGGCCATTCAGTTTTATCAGGAGTACCACTCCGATGCAGTCATTCGTACCTACACGAAGCATCTGATCACTGCAGATGATGTGACGAACAAGTACATCGATCTGCCCGAGCGTTACCTGTTTGTCTCGCGTATATTTCCGATGACGAACAACTCATCGTCATCCTCGGGTATGTGGTCTGCACGCTATCAAATGCACCTGAATGATGTGTATGACCTGCAGTATGCCGGTGCGCTGGTCAATTACGAGATGACACGCCAGTTCCTGGAGATGCTCGATATGCAGCTGAACGGCGTTCCTCCAGTCCGATTCAACCGCCATATGAACCGTCTGTACATCGATGTGGACTGGACACGCACGATCATCGAGGGTGACTACATCATGGTAGATGCGTACACCACAATCGAGCCAGAAGACTACACTGAAATTTACAACGACATCTTTCTGAAAAAGTATGCCACTGCTCTGATCAAGCGCCAATGGGGAGCAAACCTCAGCAAGTTTGAGGGTATTCAGCTTCCGGGTGGCGTGACGATGAACGGACAGAAGATCTTCGAGGATGCTACTGCAGACGTTCTGAAGCTTGAGGATGAGATGGAAGCAAAATACGAGAAGCCAATCGACTTCTTCGTAGGATAATCCGCCATGCCACGGAACGTCTATTTCTCTCAGACGGTCAAGTCAGAGCAGAACCTCTATGAGGATCTGATCATCGAGTCGCTGAAGATCTACGGACAGGAGTGCTATTATCTGCCACGCCACATGGTCTCACGCGACATGGTGCTCAATGAGGCTATCGAGTCAAAGTTCGATGATGCGTACTCGATTGAGATGTATCTGGAGAACGTGGATGGATTCGAAGGCGATGGATCACTGATGACTAAGTTTGGCCTGGAGATCCGCGACCAAGCTACATTCGTGGTGGCTAAGAAGACCTGGGAGAAGCTTGTGGGATTCTGGAACAACGGCATCATCTCAACCCGTCCAGCAGAAGGCGACCTGATCTATCTGCCACTTTCAAAGGGACTGTTCGAGATCAAGTTCGTCGATCATCAGCAGCCATTCTATCAGCTCTCTAAGTTCCCTGTCTACAAGCTGCGTTGCGAGCTGTTCGAGTACTCCAACGAGGAGATCAAGACTGGTATCGATGCAGTCGACAAGGTGCAGCAGAATTCCGCTACCGAGTTTGTCTTCAAGATTGGCAATTCAAATGACACACAGTTCGTGGCTGGCGAGACAGTCACTCAGGTGCTTGTGCCGGCATCTCAGGGTGTCTCCGCGCTGACAATGACTGCACAAGTTTTGCGCGTGGAGGACATTGCAGTTCCTGGTCAGTTGAATCTGTACCTAGGGTTGCTATCATCCAGCAGCGGCGAGTACAATGAGTTTCAGGTGACATCCGGAGCAGTTGGAAAAGTAATCGGAGCAGATTCAGGAGCACAGTGGGACATTCTGCAGTGCTACACAATTGCCACCGCCGATGTAGATCGGACATTCGTGAACAACAATCAGCAGGCACAGAACCGCGCATTTGAGCTCGAGGCTAATGCAATCATCGATTTCAGCGAGCACAATCCATTCGGCGATCCATCACTTAACCAGTAAAACTTATGGCAGCAGACATGACAATCAATTTGGCGGTAAATCAGAAGGCAAGCTTTCAGGTCAGCTTGGCATTGCAGAATCCTGATGGCACACCGTACGATCTGAGCAATGCTGGCGTCTGCGCGCAGTACAACACCTCGTTTGAAGCCTCGGAAGATACCAGCATCGAGTTCGGCACGTCTGTGCCGGTGGGTACTGATGGCATCGTCGTTCTTTCTCTGACTCCTGCAGCGACTGCAGCACTTGATCCAAACATCAAGTATGTTTATGACGTGGTAGTCACAGACAATGCGACAGGATTCAAGACTCGTGTGGTACAAGGAATTATGAAGGCCAGCGCCGGCGTTACTAAGATCACCTGCCCATGACTCAGATAGATGTCACGCTAAGCCCGGGAGAGGTCTATACTGTAGGAACAGTTTCTACAGCAGCACCTCTAACTGTGACTATTGGAGGATCCGCTTCTGCCATCGATGTGGCTGCCTCAGGCATTGGCCCGCGTGGAGCACAAGGCCCGACTGGTCCGGCAGGTAGTGCTGGCGCAAACGGAGCTCAAGGTGTAGCTGGTCCTCAAGGAGCAGCAGGTGCTGCTGGCACAAACGGTGCTCAAGGCGCTCAGGGATATACGGGAGCCACCGGGCCAACAGGATCGGTTGGTGCGACAGGCGCTCAAGGCGCTACCGGAGCACAAGGATCGGTTGGTGCGGCTGGCGCGACGGGTGCTGCTGGCGCTAATGGTGCTCAAGGTGCCCAAGGATATACAGGATCTGCTGGCGCAGCAGGTACCGCTGGAACTAATGGCGCGCAGGGCGCTACCGGAGCACAAGGACCTGCGGGTGCTGCTGGTGCAGCAGGAACTAATGGAACCAATGGCACGCAGGGTGCTCAAGGAGCTCAAGGATATACTGGTACAGCAGGCGCTGCTGGTACTAACGGAACCAATGGCACAAATGGAGTGCAAGGCGCTGCTGGAGCACAGGGACCTGCTGGTGCCAATGGAACTGCGGGCGCTACTGGAGCACAAGGAGCTCAAGGATATACTGGTACAGCAGGCGCTGCTGGTACTAATGGAACAAATGGCGCTCAGGGCGCACAAGGAGCTCAAGGATATACTGGTACAGCAGGCGCTGCAGGATCCACTGGCGCACAAGGTGCACAAGGAGCTCAAGGTACTGCTGGATCTATAAGTTCTACATTAACATCAAATATCAACGCAGCTGGATACAACATCACAAATGTGGGTGTTTTTAATTCCACGCAGATATACCAGGTATGTACTTTTCCTACTCCCACACCTTCTGCAGGTGTGGTAACATTTGATTGTTCTACCGGTATGGTATTTGAAGTCAATATGACCAATATTGGAGCTAACTTTACTGCAAATTTCTCCAATCTAAACTTGCCAAGCGGATATTGCACCACAGTAACAATTGTACTCAAACAAGGATCAACCTCAGGATGGTATCCTAGCGCTCTTCAAATCGGTGGCGTGGCACAGACTTCGGGCACAAACTGGTTCTGGCAAGGTGGATCTACACCGACTGGAACAGCAAACAAGAAAGATGTAGTTGCATATAGTATTACTAATAACGGTGGCACATATACAACATATGCTCAGCTAGTAAGCTTCGGATAAACTTTTATTATGTTTGGCAATTTTGGCAAATCTTTTTCGTTTGGAGAACGCCCAGGAATTAAGGCTACTGTGAGCAGATCCAATCTACTTACAGTTTATCCAAGCACACAGCTTTGGTATGACTTCAGTAGTACTGGATCTACCAGCTACAGCCCAGTACCCACCACAGTAACAAACGGTGGATCAATGACGCAGGCGCACGATCTAGCTGGAAATAATAGAAACACAAACAACGTTTCTAATTTCAAGTATATCACAAATGTATCCGGATCTTTAGGTGCTGCCAATATGGGCGCCGGCGGATATTTCAATACTAACTCAACTACAAGTTGGCTAAGCAATCTTTCTGGAATGACTGTAATTGTAGCCGCTTATCAGACAAGTTCTGGAAGTACATATTACCTTTGCAATACAGATCAAGGTGACCTAGCAATCTATTATTCCGGCGGCCAGTGGCAGGTCAAGTGTTCTGGTGGAAATGGAAATAGCACTGTCAATGCGCAGAACAATAGATGGCAATTGCATAGCTTTGTGTACGATGGCTCTGCTGCAACAAATGCACAGAAACTGCGTTATCGCTACAATAAAGCTGATCAGGTATTGACTATTACCGGAACAATTGCTGCTAAATCAAATGCGTCAAATGACAATTATGTCTGGGCTGCGCAGGATACCAGTTCTAGCAATGCGTTCAAAGGATATATCGGAGAAGTTCTGCTGTTCAATAAAGCACTGAGTTCTGGCGAATTGAGTGGTATCGAAACATACCTCGGTAATAAGTGGGGTATTTAGCAATAAATACATCTTATGTTCTCCGGACACTTTTACCACGCCACTACTCGCAAGGTCGTTTCGGTATTCGGAACGCTCTTCAACAACATCTCGGTGGTCCGAAAGGATTCTAGCGGAAGAGTAGTCAACATCACACGAGTGCCTCTGGCATACGGGCCAAAGCAGAAGTTTCTGGCACGTCTGGATGAACAGCCGAATCTGGATGCTCCGAAGGTCGCAATCAAGCTGCCGCGTATGTCTTTTGAGATCATCTCTCTGACGTATGATGTTACAACCAAGACTAATCGAAACAATATTCTGACTGCACCAAGCACGACAGATACTGGCGCTCAGGCGTATGTCCGTAACTATGCTCCGTACCGAATGGGCATTCAGCTTTCGATCATGGCCAAGAACCAGGATGATGCGCTCCAATGTCTTGAGCAGATTCTGCCACACTTTCAGCCGGAATATACTGTCACGATCAAGGATCTGGAGTCGATGGCTATCAGCACAGATATGCCGTTTGTTCTAACAGGTGTTCAGATGAACGAGGACTACGAAGGTGACTTTATGCAGCGCAGAGCAATCATCTACACGCTAGATTTTGAGACTCGTCTGCGCTTCTATGGCCCGGTATCAAAGCGCGCAGTGATCAAGACAGCTGGCATCGGATTGTATCCAGGTGACATCGGTGAGAAGATTACTGTTCAGGTTGATCCGCCAACTGCTGGACCAAATGACAATTATACAGTCACCACAGCAATTGACTTCATCGACAGCACTCAGCAGTACAATCTACACCTAACTGCCGAAAGCGGTCTGTTTATTGCAGGTGAGACTGTCACTGATACGAATACTGGAGCAACTGCACGAGTAACTGGTCTTGCTGGAAATGTGCTGAGTGTGAATTATGCTGATGGAGTATTCCATAATGGCAATACTCTGACCGGAGCGCAGTCTCACGTCACGCGAACAATTGCATTGGTAGAGGCAATCCCGCATATTTCTTTGCTGCCTTGATCTGATTACTATATTATGAGCAAATCAGAAGAACTATCAAAGAAACTCGAGAGTAATCTTCCTGTTCCGCCTCCAGCACCAGAGGCAAATGAGATTCAGGATGACTATGAGTTTTCGCGTGAGACTTATCGCAGTTTAGTTACTAAGTCAAACGATGCGATTGAGCATATGCTTAATCTTGCTGCAGAATCTGAGCATCCGCGCGCATTCGAAGTTCTGAGCAATATGCTGAAGAATACTGCGGACATGACCGATAAGCTGATGGCGCTGCAGAAAGCAAAAAAGGAAGTGTTGCAAAAAATGCAACAGTCCACAGATAAACCAGCACTCACACAGAACAATCTTTTTCTGGGATCAACGACTGATCTGCAGAAGCACCTGATCGAAAAACTAAAGGAACAGAATGTCACAGCATCCGCAGAACCAGATGTTCGTCAAGAACGCTGATCTGGGGTACCTGGGTAATCCTCAGGTCAAACGTGATGGCGTTCAGCAGAAGTTCACCGAGGAAGAAGTCAGTGAATATCTGAAGTGTATGAAGGATCCGTGCTACTTCGCGCGGACGTATGTGAAGGTGATCTCGCTTGACAAAGGTCTGATACCGTTTACTCCATATCCGTATCAGGATCGAATGTTCAAGCACTTCAACGACAATCGGTTTTCCATTGTGTTGGCCTGTCGTCAGTCTGGCAAATCGATCTCCTCTGTCATCTACCTGCTGTGGTTCGCCTTGTTTTCACCCGACAAGACAATCGCAATTCTAGCTAACAAAGCTGCTACTGCGCGCGAAATGCTTGCCCGTGTGACTCTTGCTCTGGAAAATCTGCCATTCTTTCTGCAACCAGGATGCCGCGCGTTGAACAAAGGATCGATTGAGTTCTCTAATAACTCGCGCATCATTGCAGCGGCCACATCCGGATCATCTATTCGTGGTTTGTCTGTCAACCTGCTGTTCATGGACGAGTTCGCATTCGTCGAGAACGCCACGACGTTCTACACCTCGACATACCCAGTAGTCAGCTCTGGCAGGACCTCGCGAGTCATCATCACCTCTACAGCTAATGGCGTGGGCAATCAGTTTCATAAGATCTGGGAAGGTGCAGTACAAAGCACAAACGAGTACAAGCCATTCCGTGTGGATTGGTGGGACGTTCCTGGGCGCGATGAGAACTGGAAGAAGCAGACTGTAGCAAACACCTCAGAGCTGCAGTTCGAGCAGGAGTTCGGCAACTCGTTTCATGGCACTGGCAACACGCTGATCAATGCAGAGACGCTGTTATCTCTGAAAGCTGAGGCACCAGTCTATACTCAGAATGGCGTGCGCGTCTACGAGAAGCCAATTGCAGATCATAACTACGTGATGGTCGTGGACGTTGCTAAAGGGCGCAATCAGGACTACTCTGCATTCTCTGTCATCGATGTCAGCTGCAAGCCATTCAGGCAAGTCGCCACATTCCGCGATGCGCTGATCTCGCCGCTTATTTTCCCCGATACGATTTACAAGTATGCAAAGACTTACAATGATGCGTATGTCATCGTGGAGAACAATGACCAGGGTTCGGTGGTCTGCAATGGTTTATACTATGACCTAGAATACCCGAATATGTTTGTAGAATCAACCACCACAAACGGCGGAATTGGATTAGCTACTACCAAGAAGACTAAGCGCATCGGCTGCTCAAACCTGAAAGATCTGGTCGAGAGCAAGAAACTGCTAGTAGTTGATACAGACACTATTCAGGAACTTAGCACATTCGAAGCAGTAGGATCGTCGTATGAAGCAGCTGAGGGCAACCATGATGACACAGTGATGCCACTTGTGCTATTCGGGTGGTTTGCAGCTACCGATCTGTTCGTGCAAATGTCTAGCATCGATGTGCGAGATATGCTCTATGCTGATCGTCTCAAGGTAATCGAGGACGATGTTACTCCAGTGGGCAATCTGGGCAATTTGGAACCACCCGAGAAGAAAGAAGGCGCGGAAGTCGATGGTGAAGGTAATGTCTGGTACGAGGCGGCTATTCCGCGGTATTGATCTAAAATGGGTAAAACATAAATAGACCATTGATTACTCGTATTATGTTCCACACTAACCGTCAGTTTTGAAGAGGATAAACAACAATGGCATTCCAAGTCTCACCTGGAGTCAATTTTACAGAAATTGACCAGACAACCGTGGTGCCAGCCACATCCACCTCAATCGGTGGATACGCTGGCGCATTCAACTGGGGTCCTGCTAGCAGCATCGTAACCGTCTCGAGCGAACAAGAGCTCGCAGCACGCTTTGGTGCTCCTACAGTTGACGCCACTCTCGCGCGCTCATTCCTAACTGCTGCTTCGTTTCTGAAGTACAGCAACAACCTCAAGATCGTTCGTACAGTCGGATCTGCAGCACGCAATGCTGTGGCCGGCGCTACCGGCATTCTGATCAAGAATGCTGATGACTACAACACGAACTACGCTGACGGCCAAGGAAATGCTGGCAGCTGGGGTGCAAAGTACGCTGGATCGCTGGGCAATTCGCTCACCGTTTCTGTGTGCCCAAGCACAACAGCATTTGCAACTTGGACTTACAAATCCTCTTTCTCTTCTGCTCCAAACACCTCAGCTTCTGCAGCTGGCGCAGGTTCATCGAACGATGAAATGCACATTGTGGTCATTGATTCTGGTGGCGCATGGACGGGAGCCCCAGGAACAATCCTCGAGAAGTTTGCATATGTTTCTCAGGCATCTGATGCTCTGAAGATTGACGGCACATCAAACTTTTACAAGAACGTCATCAACACAAGCTCAAAGTATATCTACTGGCTTGACCACGATACCAACCTGACAAAGGCGGGTCAATCGATCTATGCTGCACAAAGCTTTGGTGGATACGACTCAAACATCACATCGGCACTGTCACACGGTGTAGATGCTCTGCCAGTTGCTGGCGATGTTGTCACCGGCCTGAATCTGCTTGCTGATCCAGACAATGTGGATGTCAGCTTGCTGTTCACTGCAGGTGATGCTTCTGGTTCAGCTACTGTCGCGCAGGCTGTAATTGCTATTGCAGCTGCTCGCCGCGATGCAGTCGCATTCGTTTCCCCTCCAGTTGAAGCTTCTATCAGTGCTTCTGACGAAACTGCTATCACAACCTGGGCTGGTACCACACTTGCAGCAGATTCTTCATACGCTGTCATCGACAGCACCGCACTGAAGGTTTACGACAAGTACAATGATGTGTACCGTTGGATTCCTGCCGCTGGACATATTGCTGGTCTGTGTGCATACACCGATCAGGTTGCTGACACATGGTTCTCGCCTGCTGGTACTGCTCGTGGTGCTCTTCTGGGCGTCACAAAGCTGGCATTCAATCCTAACAAGGCACAGCGCGATGCTCTGTTCAATGTGAGCGTCAATCCAATCATCTCAACACCAGGTGAAGGCACAATCCTCTTTGGTGACAAGACTGCTCTGAAGAAGCCATCAGCATTCGATGCGATCAACGTCCGTCGCCTGTTCATTGCTCTGGAAAAGTCAATCACACGTTCTGCCAAGGCACAACTGTTCGAGTTCAATGATGAGTTCACACGGGCTGCATTCCGCAGCGCTGTCGAGCCATTCTTGCGTGACGTTCAGGGCCGCCGTGGCATCACCGACTTTAAGGTTGTGTGCGACAGCACAAACAACACTAGCGACATCATCGACCGCAATCAATTTGTGGGCGATATCTACGTCAAACCTGCTCGCGCAATTCGTTACGTTCAGCTGAACTTCATTGCTACACGCACTGGTGTCCAGTTCAACGAGCTTGTTGGCGCCTAATCTTTAACATAAGGAGAATAACACAATGGCTAACCTAGGCATCAATGATTTTAAGTCAAAGCTCATCGGTGGTGGAGCGCGCAACAACCTGTTCAAGGTAACGTGCAACTTCCCAGGCTACGCAGCGGGAAATACTGAGCTGGCATCCTTTATGATTAAGGCTGCTCAACTTCCTTCTTCGACAATCGCACCAATCACCGTCCCATTCCGTGGCCGTCAGCTTCAAATTGCTGGAGACCGCACGTTTGAACCATGGGCTGTCACCGTCATCAATGACACTAGTTTCGAACTTCGCAATGCGTTCGAGCGCTGGATGAACGGCATCAATGCACACGCCGCTAACACCGGTCTGACAAATCCTTCAAGCTATGTGAAGGACCTTGCTGTCGAACAGCTGAACAAGGATGGATCAGTGCTCAAGAAGTACGACATCCGTGGATGCTGGGTGTCCAGCGTCTCTGCAATCGATCTGAGCTATGACTCAGAAAACACGATTGAAGAGTTCGGTGTGGAATTCCAGGTCACCTACTGGGAATCGAACACAACCAACTAAGTTTGGTTTTTTCTCAATAAATAATGGCGTGGGAGTGAATTTGGTGTTCCTCCCACGCCTTTTATCTAACTGAATAACCACCTTATTATACAATGGCTCTCCAATTCTTCGGATTTACTCTAGCTAGAACAGAACAACCAGGGAAAGATAGAGACCTGCTGAAAAAGAAGAACGAGGCCGAGCAGCCCGCATCATTCGTACCGCCGACATCAGACGACGGATCGACAGCAATCGCAGCAGGCGGATACTACGGTCAGTATCTGGACCTTGAGGGCGATGCAGCAAAGACCGATGTAGATCTGATCCGCAAGTACCGCATTTCAGCTGAGCAACCAGAATGCGACATGGCTATCGAGGATATCGTGAACGAGTCGATTGTCCATGACGAGCACGAGAAGCCAATCGACATCAATCTAGATGATCTGGAGGTTCAGACCTCAATCAAGAAAGAAATCAAGGCAGAGTTTGACCGCATTTGCCAGCTTCTAAATTTCAATGTCAACGGCCAGGACATCTTTCGTAGATGGTACGTTGATGGCCGCTTGTACTTTCATATCATCATCAACGAGGAAAACCGCGATGAGGGTATTCTTGAGCTTCGTGCAGTCGATGCGCTGCGCATTCGCAAGGTCCGTGAGATCAAGGAAGAAACCGATTCTCTCACTGGTGCTAAGATCATCAAGACACTGGATGAGTATTATCTTTATCAGGACGGCGGACTGCAGAAGTCAGATGTTGGTCTGAAGATCAACAAGGATGCTGTCTGTTACGTCCCATCCGGCATTCTGGACGCATCGCGCAAGCGCGTACTTTCTCCGCTGCACAAAGCGTTGAAGCCAGTCAATCAGCTCAGAATGATGGAAGATGCTCTCGTCATCTATCGTCTGTCACGCGCTCCTGAGCGCCGTATTTTCTACATCGATGTGGGCAATCTGCCGAAGGGCAAGGCCGAGGAGTATATGCGCCACATCATGAACCAGTACCGCAATAAGCTGGTTTACGATGCTGCTACTGGTGAGATCCGCGATGATCGCAAGCATATGTCCATGCTGGAAGATTTCTGGCTGCCACGCCGTGAGGGTGGCCGCGGCACCGAGATCACCACACTTCCGGGCGGTGAGAACCTGTCACAGATCGAGGACATTATCTTCTTTCAGAAGAAGCTGTATCGCGCTCTGAACGTTCCTGTCAACCGCATGGAACCTGAGACCGGTTTCAATCTGGGCAAATCATCAGAGATCACTCGCGATGAGGTCAAGTTTCAGAAGTTCGTGGACAAGCTGCGCAAGAAGTTCTCAGCGCTATTCTTTGAACTGCTGCGCGTTCAGCTGATTCTGAAGGGCGTCATCACCGAGGAAGATTGGCCAGAACTCAAGGAGAACATTCGCTTTGACTTCCGCGCTGATAACTTCTTCACAGAGCTGAAAGAATCTGAGATCCTGGCGGGTCGCATCGACATTCTCAATTCTATCACGCCATATGTCGGCACATACTTTTCACAGAACTGGGTGCGCCGCCATGTGCTGCATATGACTGATGAGGACATCGAGGACATGGCAGAGCAGATGGACGAGGATGCTGAGATTCAGGCTGAGCAAATGATGCAGAATCCTCAGCTAGACAAACAGTCAGGCGTGGAAGACATTTCAGCCAACGAGACGTTTGATCGTTCGACTTAATGCCCAGAAAGCATAAATCTATAAATAGTTATTACTTATTTCCATGAGTCAAAACCTCATCTCAATGATCGATGCACTGCGTACTGGCAAGGCTGCCGACGCACAGGCTGCATTCTCTGCTGCTATGTCGGAAAAGGTCAATGCGGCTCTGGATGCTGCAAAGGTTCAGGTTGCATCTCAGATTTACAATAAGGTCGCAGAGGACGTAGAAGAAGTTGCTGAGCAAGCTGAACCAATCGTGGAAGAAGGCGCTGCAATTGATGAAGCGGCTGTCGATGCTAAGGGATACAAAAGCTCAACTGGTGGTCTGACACAAAAAGGCCGTGACCACTACAATCATAAGTCTGGCGGTCACCTGCAAGCACCTGTTACCACACCTCCTTCGAAGTTGAAAAAAGGCAGTAAAGCTGCTAACCGCCGCAAGTCATTTTGCGCTCGTATGTCGGGCGTCAAAGGTCCAATGAAGGCCGAACACGGCAAGCCAACTCGCAAGGCGCTTGCGCTCAAAAAGTGGAACTGCTAATATGAGCAACTTCTTCGATACAGTCCGCGCGCTAAACGAGATGACGTATGGTCAGGAAGCTGATCAGCTGTCGCAGATCGCTCACAGCGCATCACGTTCTGGCCGCGATTACCGCACGCACATGGATGCTCATCATGCTCATGCCCGCGCATCGCACTTTCACGAAAAGGCAGCAAGTGAGACACAGCATGACTTTACTCGCAAGTATCACGAGCAGATGTCAAAGCACCATGACGCTCTGAGCGGTCTGCATCAAAAACACATGGAGAGCAGATAATGAACTTTTTTGATACAGCCCGCAATCTTGAAGAAGCTTCAGCACAGCATAGCAATACGCACGAGCTAAGCACTGCTGCTCACGCGATGACTCATTCATTGATGAGCGGAACTCCTACTGCTAAGCAGCACATTGAAGCAGCTAAAGCTCACGAAAAAGCTCACAAAGCTCATATGGCAGCGCTGCAGAAAAAGCGCATGGATCATATTCATGCTCCTATTCATATGCAGCATGCTACTTTACATAACACGATGCGCAGTTATCACCACATTGCAGCAGATGATGCTGGATACCAGCACGATTGGAAACCAATATCTTACTGATGAAACTTATCACCGAGCACAACGATTCAGACATCAGGTACATCGCTGAGGCAGCTCAGAATGGTGAGAAGAAGTACCGCATCGAAGGCGTCTTCATTCAGTCTGAAAAGCCAAATCGCAACAAGCGCATTTATCGCAAGAACGTACTTCAACCAGCAGTTGACAAGTACATCACAGAACAGGTGAACACCGGCCGCGCGGTCGGAGAGTTGAATCACCCGGACGGTCCAACCGTGAACCTGGACAAAGTTTCACACCGCATTACCGAACTTAAATGGAACGGCAATGATGTTGTTGGAAAGGCACTGATTCTGAACACGCCAATGGGCAAGATCGTTCAAGGTCTTCTCGAGGGCGGCGTTCGTCTCGGTGTTTCTACTCGTGGTATGGGAAGTCTTGAGCAAGGACGCGATGGCATCATGGAGGTCAAAAATGACTTTCATCTTGCTACCGTAGACATCGTTCAGGATCCGTCAGCGCCTGATGCTTTTGTCAATGGAATTATGGAAGGCGTGGAATGGGTCTGGGACAATGGCATCCTTAAAGCTCAGCAAATTGAACAGTACGAGACTGAAATTAAGAATGCATCTTCGAAGCGCCTCGCAGAGGCTCAGCTGAAGGTGTGGAATGATTTCCTCTCAAAACTATAACCGCTATAGAATAGTACGCACTTAACACGCATATGTCAAAGAACAATAAAAAGCGTTCTTTCGATCTGATCGAAGACATTACTGTTGAGGAGCTGCGTAATGATGGACTCGTTGAAGAGGTTGCAGTTTCTGGCGAGGAACCATCAAAGAAAAAGGATGAGACCACAGCTGCTGTCGCTACAGATGCCGTAAAGGCAGATGCTGAGACAAAGGCAGCCATTGACGCCTCCGCTTCGAAAGAAGCTGATGCGGGAGCACTTGCTGGATCCGGTCCCGGACCAACAACTCCTGTGTCTGGCGAAAATGACAAGGCAGTCGCAGCAGTCGATGCAGCAGGCAATGCAGCACCGCAGGCTGAGGAGCCAAAGACAAAGGCAGGACTCATCAACGCAGTGTATCAACAGCTCGTCAATATGAAGACTGAGGATGTTGCGAACGTCTACAGCACTCTGGTCAATCCAGAGCTGCCACCAAAAGCAGAGGAGCCATCTCCAATGCAGACGGGCGACAATAGCACAGACAAAGGCCTTCAAAAGGAAGAAGACGATTCAGAGAAGAAAGACGAAGCAGATGCCGATGAGGCAGATGCTAAAGATGAAAAGGGCGGCGAAGAAGACGATAAGGACGAGAAAAACAAGGACGACGACGACAAGGACGATGCAGATGATATGAAGGAAGGCCTGAATGTCCTGCTGCAAGCCGAAAAGTCACTCACCGAGGATTTCCGTTCTAAGGCTTCTAGCCTGTTTGAGTCGGCAGTAAAGGCAAAGGTTGCCACCGAAGTGACCAAGATCGAGGAAAGCTACAAGGCACGTCTCAACGAGGAAGTTGCTACCGCAACTAAAGACCTCGCAGAGAAGGTCGAGAGCTATCTTGACTACGTTGTCAAGACCTGGATGGAGGAAAACAAGGTTGCTATCGAGTCTGGTCTACGCACCGAGATTGCAGAGAACTTCATTGATTCTCTCAAGAACGTGTTCGTGGAATCCTACATTGAAGTTCCTGAAGGCAAGGAAAACCTGGTTGACTCGCTCAACACGCAGGTTGCCAAGCTTGACGAGCAACTTCTGAAGGCTACCGAGGCAAACATCAAGCTCAACGAATCCGTCGCTAAACTTCAGCGTGACGCAGTCATCGCAGAAGCTTCTAAGGATCTCGCTTCAACCGAAGCTGTTAAACTCAATTCGCTTCTGGAAGACACCACATTTGATGATGTCGAATCCTTCACAAAGAAGGTGCAGACCATCAAGGAAGGTTACTTCCGTAAGACTGTCAGTGCAAAACCAACCCAAACCGCAGTGGAAACCACCCTCAATGAAGCCGACGAACAAGCCGAGCTTTCACCATTGATGGCAGCTGTTTCTTCCGCAATCTCGCGCACGCTTCCCAAGAAGTAATAGCGCACCAACCTAAGTAACTACTACAACTAAAATGTTCAATTCAGAAACATTCCAAAAGAAGTGGGCTCCAATCCTTGAGCACAAGGATCTGCCTGCAATCAAGGATAACTACCGCAAGGCAGTTACCGCTATCATCCTCGAGAACCAAGAAAAGGCACTCCGCGAAGAGCGCGCTAATTCTTCTTTCCAGCCTCTCACCGAGACTGCAGCCAATGCTACAGCAGGTGGCACAGGCAATCTGGCTAACTGGGATCCAATCCTGATCTCTCTGGTTCGCCGCTCGATGCCAAACCTGATCGCTTATGATATCGCTGGCGTGCAGCCAATGAGCGGTCCAACCGGCTTGATCTTCGCTATGAAGAGCAAGTACACCTCACAAGGTGGCGACGAAGCACTGTTCCAGGAAGCTTCTTCAGGCTTCTCCGGCACAGGCACACAAGGCGGCAACAGCTCATCGCTTCCTGGATCACTCGGTGGTTCCGGCGCAGATACTGGCGCTGACACAGTTGCTGACGACTTCGTGGTTGGCACAGGTATGTCAACCGCTACTGCTGAAGCTCTTGGCAATACCGGCAGTGCATTCGCTCAGATGGCATTCTCAATCGAGAAGGCAACCGTGACAGCAAAGTCACGCGCTCTGAAGGCCGAATACACGATGGAACTCGCTCAGGACCTCAAGGCCGTTCACGGTCTCGATGCTGAATCCGAGCTCGCCAACATCCTGTCGGCTGAAATCCTTGCTGAAATCAATCGTGAAGTTATTCGCACGATCAATGCTAAGGCTAAGCTCGGCGCCCAGACTGCAAACGTCACAACTCCAGGTAAGTTCAGCCTCTACACAGATGCTGATGGACGTTGGTCGGTTGAGCGTTTCAAGGGTCTGCTCGTTCAGATCGAACGCGAAGCCAATCAGATCGCCAAGGACACACGCCGTGGCAAGGGTAACTTCATCCTCTGCTCATCGGACGTTGCAACTGCTCTGGCAGCTTCTGGCTCCCTGGCATATGCTCCTGCTCTGAGCACACAGCTCGAAGTTGACGACACCGGCAACACATTTGCTGGCGTTCTCAATGGCCGCACCAAGGTGTATATCGATCCATACGCCACGACCGATTACGTCACAGTTGGATATCGTGGTACAAACCCATACGACGCTGGTATCTTCTACGCTCCATACGTGCCACTCACGATGGTCCGCGCAGTTGGTCAATCCGACTTCCAGCCACGTATCGGATTCAAGACACGTTACGGCATGGTTGCTAACCCATTTGCTGAAGCCACTGGCGCAGCAGGCGTGGGCGCTCCTGCCAACGACACCGGCACAAATCGCGCTAACCGTTACTTCCGTATCTTCGGAGTTGCCGGTATCCTCGATAACGCCTAATAGATCTTAGAATCTAACCGCTCTGAGGGCCTCTTGAAAAGGAGGCCCTCTTTTTAGACCCATAAATAATCATCGTATGAGTCTGACAACCAACAAGAACTTTCTGTCGCCGAATGGATTTCGGCTCACAATCGATAGCAAAGACTTCGCAGATGTCGAATACTTCTGCACACGCTCACCGCTGCCAGATGTTTCAGCTGGATCGATATCGCAGGCATTTCGCAATCGCCCGAATTCGTTTCCCGGCGAGAAGGTGGAATATGCTCCGCTAGCTGTAAGTTACATGGTCACGGAGAACATGGAGAACTACATCGCGCTATTCAACTGGATGGTATCAAATGCAAACGATGGGCAGATTCGCTACGCAGATGTCATTCTAAGCATTCTGAACAGCAGCAATAATCTGATCCGTCAGGTACGGTTCGTGGATGCATTTCCATCTGCTCTGGGCGCAATTGACTTTCATACTCAGAACACAGACGTCGAATACGTCACTGGAGATGCTACTTTTACTTACTCAAATTTTGAGTTCATTAAATAGGTAAAACCTGTTAGAGTCTATTACATTATGATTAATCTTGAAGAAGTGCTGGAGATGTGGAAGAAAGACAGCGTGATCGATGATATGAATCTCGATGATGCTTCAAAGAATGCTGCTAAGCTGCACGCTAAGTATCTGGAGTTCGTGTCCGTTACTAAGCTGATGCTCAAGAAGCGCTGCGCAGAACAAGAGACACTGAAGAAAGACAAGTGGCTCTGGTATATGGGTAAGATGCCCAAGGAAGACATGGACAAGCGAGGCTGGCCGTACGATCCGTTCAATGGCCTGAAGATTATGAAGTCAGACATCGACTACTACGAGAAGGCAGATCCTGAGCTGCAGAAGATCGATGCTACAGTGCTGTATCTGAAAACCACACTTGAAGCACTGATCGAGATCATGGAGACGCTCAAGTGGCGCCATTCTACCATTAGAAACATTCTAGAATGGAAAAAATTTACCAGTGGCGTCTAAAATTACTCACTCTCGCAAGAAAAAAGACAAAAAATCTTAAAAATCCTAAGAGAAAAAAATCTTGGCAGCAAACGAGAAAAAAAGCAATGCCCGCATTGTTTGCAACTAATAGCAATAAACGTTTATTCAAGATGGCATGGCGATAACTGCAAGCAAGCATGAGTAAAGAAATCATCAAGATCAAAAAGAAGAATGAAGTGTTTGTGACATTTGAGTGTGAACAATCTACTGCTGCAGAAATATCAGAATTCTTTACTTTCTTTGCCCCTGGCTACCGGTTTATGCCAGCGTTCAAAAGCAAAGTTTGGGACGGCAAAATTAGATTAGCTAACTTAAGAGATCGAACAGTGTATGGAGGCTTGGTGCAGTATCTACACGAGTTTGCAGAGACTCGCAATTGTACTCTGGAGTACGAGGATGATCCGTACTACGGGCGACCGGATGCTCAGGGATATATCGAGCTTGAGCAGGTACAGCAGTTTGCAGAAACGCTGAAGCTGTATGCTCACGGAAAAGCTATCACGCCGCGCGACTATCAGTTGCAGGCTATTCATCACGCGCTGGTGCATTACCGAGCAATGCTGCTCAGCCCGACTGCATCTGGTAAGTCACTGATCATCTACATTTTGATCCGTTGGTTTCTGGAAGAAAACCCCGGCAAGCGAGCATTGCTGATCGTCCCGACCACATCGCTAGTTGAGCAGATGTTCACTGACTTCAAGGATTACTCGACATTAGATGAGACCTGGAACAACGAGGCAGAGTGTCATCGAATCTATTCTGGCAAAGAAAAGATGGACATTCGTTCGCGTGTGGTCATCACGACATGGCAGTCGATCTACAAGATGCGGCCAGAGTGGTTTGAGCTGTACGGAATGGTCATTGGCGATGAGGCGCATAATTTCAAAGCTAAGTCGCTGTCCTCGATCATGGAGAAGCTGCGTGATGCAAAGTATCGCATTGGTACCACGGGCACACTTGACGGAACGCAAACACATAAATTAGTACTTGAAGGATTATTTGGCCCAGTCAAGAAAGTAATCACCACAAAAGAGCTGATGGATTCGGACGCATTAGCTCAGCTATCAATCGATGTCCTATTGCTCAAATACGCAGATGAATACTGTCAACACGTCAAGAAACTGGATTATCAGGGTGAGATCGATTTCATTGTGCAGCATTCTCCTCGAAACAAGTTCATTCGTAACCTTGCTATCGCACAGACCGGAAATACTCTTATTCTGTATAACTACGTAGAGAAACACGGCAAGCCTCTGTACGCTGCAATCGATGAGAAGCTGAATGAGCTTCCCAGACGCACGCGGCAGCTATTCTTTGTGTCTGGATCTGTGGAAACAGATGAGCGCGAGCGCATTCGTGCCATCACCGAAAAAGAAAAGGATGCGATCATCGTGGCGTCCATGGGCACGTTTTCCACCGGCATAAATATACGTAACTTGCACAACATCATCTTTGCGTCTCCTTCGAAGTCACAGATTCGCATTCTGCAATCTATCGGGCGCGGCTTGAGAAAATCGGATGATGGCCGAGCTACTAAGGTGTACGACATTGCAGATGATCTGCACTGGAAGAAGAATAGAAACTACACTCTAGATCATGCCGGCGAACGCATCAAGTTGTACGCATCAGAAAAGTTCAACTACAAGATCTTTGAAGTGCCGCTATGAGCGATTTCAATCAGCTCGGTGTAGTACTTAAGCTTATTTCAGGTGAGACAATCATCTGCCAGGTCATCGCAGATACAGACAAGACTATGATCGTGCGTGATCCGTATGTGGTCAATGTCATCACAGAAAAGCATGATGACGGAATTCGGGCTAGTACTTATTATTCTGATTGGTTTCTGGGTGTGGCATCGCGCATTCATATGATCCAAAAAGAGCACGTAATGTCTGCAGCAATTCCTGATTTAGCGGTCAAGAAAGATTATGCTGCACTAGTTGCAACACGCAATGAAGCTGCTGGCTCACCTAAGGCAAATGCTGCAGAGCAATTTGATTGGAATAGCCTGAATTACAAGATCGATAACAAAGATCTTCCAGGACGTAACTGACTCAGTGTATATGTTACCCCTCCTCTGCTGAACAGTAGATATAAAATACCAGTAAAGTGACCTCTTGTAAACAGGAATCGTAACAAAGCTAATACTAACATTCTGATTTACAGATCGCACGAGCCTGTTAGGATTTGAGCGAGGATTAACACTATAGCATGATTACTACAACATAATGGAAACAACTGCCACTTCACCAGTCGCACCAGCAAAGAAGCGCTCTTCTACAAAGAAAGAAGGCGAGCATTACGTCAACAACAAGGAATTCTCTCAGGCGGTCGTAGATTACGTCGCCTCTGTAAAGCTCGCCGAGAAGAACGGCACGGCTGTTCCTCGCATTCCAGAATACATCGGGCGCTGCTTCCTGCGTATCGCAGAAGGCCTTTCGCACAAGCCAAATTTCATTCGCTACACCTATCGCGAAGAGATGGTGATGGATGCAGTAGAAAATTGCGTGAAGGCTTGCCCGAACTACAACGGCACGGCTGCTACACGAACCGGATCTCCGAATGCATTTGCGTACTTCACGCAGATCTGCTACTTTGCTTTCCTGCGGCGTATCGTCAAAGAAAAGAAGCAACAAGACATCAAGATGCGCTACATCGAGCATGCTGGGATCGAGGACTTTCTTTCTAATCCAGATGAGCTCGAGGGATTCGGTCAGCTTGCTGGTTACGAGAGTGGTTTCATCGATGTGCTCAAGAAGCGCATTGACCGCGTGAAGGTAAAAGACAAGAAGATCAAAGACTTCAAGAAGAAAGAAAAGGAAAGCCTGGAATTTTTCTTCGGCACAGATGAAAATAGCCATTTTGAATGATAGTCACTGCGGAGTGCGCAATGCCTCCGATGTGTTCCTAGATTACTTTGCTAAGTTCTACAGTGATGTTTTCTTTCCGTACTGCAAAGAAAACGGAATCAGGCAGATCATTCACCTGGGTGACTACTACGATCATCGCAAGTATGTCAACTTCAAGGCGCTGAATCATAACCGCAAGACATTCCTAGAGCCAATGCGCGATCTGGGAATGAGCATGGACATCATCCCCGGTAACCATGATGTGGCCTACAAGAACACAAATGAGCTTTGCTCACTGAAGGAGCTGCTAGGATTCTTCGTGGAGAACGTGAACATTGTGATGGAACCGCGCGTGATGGACTACGCGGGCTGCAAGATCGCGCTGCTTCCCTGGATGAATCCTGAGAACCAAGCTGAATCGATGCGCTTCGTGGAAACCTGTGGTGCGTCTATTCTGGGCGGGCATCTTGAGCTCGATGGTTTCGATATGATGCCAGGAGTACCATCGCACGGAGGAATGGATCCGTCGCTGTTCGCTCGATTTGAGCAGGTATGGTCTGGTCACTACCACACTAAGTCGCAGAAAGGCAATATTCACTATCTGGGCACGCAGTTCGAGATGACCTGGGCTGATGTGAACGATGCGAAGTATTTCCATGTCTTTGACACCGATACTCGCGAGCTCACCAAGGTAATCAATCCGCACGTTCTGTTTGAGAAAGTAATCTACAATGATATCTCGGATGAACCAGACAACATCGATACCTCGTTTGTCACTGGCAAGTTCGTCAAGGTAGTGGTCACGCACAAAAAAGACTTCTTCAAGTTTGACCGATTCATCGACAAGATTCAGAAGCGCAATCCAGTTGAGCTTAAGATCGCAGAGAACTACGATGAGTTCAGTGGAGAGTCAGTGACTGCCGATATGATCGATGCAATCACTGATACCTCGACTCTGATGGAATCTTATGTGGATGCTGTTGACACAGATTTGAATAAGGATATGATTAAGTCAAAGCTTCGAGAACTATATACCGAGGCGCAAAACCTTGAGTTAGTCTGATATGGCAATTACCTTTTCTAAGATCCGCTGGAAGAATTTTCTTTCCACGGGAGACGCATTTACTGAAATCGACCTGAACACTCGTGCATCCACGCTGATCGTGGGACCCAACGGATCTGGAAAAAGCACGTTGCTTGATGCGCTGTCATTTGCGCTGTTCGGTAAGCCACACCGTGACATCAACAAGCCACAGCTCGTCAACTCTATCAACGGCAAGAACTGCGAGGTGTCTGTCGAGTTCAAGGTAGGAAAGACTGACTTCAAGATCGTGCGCGGAATCAAGCCCACGATCTTTGAGATCTGGCAGAATGGCACCCTGGTCAATCAGGAAGCACACGCGCTGGATTATCAGAAGGTTCTTGAACAGAATATTCTGAAGCTCAACCACAAGTCATTTCACCAGATTGTGGTACTGGGATCGTCCTCGTTCATCCCGTTTATGCAGCTGCCGAACACGCATCGGCGCGAGGTGATTGAAGATCTGCTGGACATCAACATCTTCACCAAGATGAACGTGATCCTGAAGGAGCGCGTGGTCAAGCTTCGCGAGCAGCTTGCGGATGTCACTGCTAATTCTAATCTGTATACCAACTCGATTGAGATGCAGAAGAAGTACATCGCTGATCTCAAGAAGCGCAATGCCGATTCAGCGCGCAAGAACAAAGAAAAGATAGCGCAGTACATGGCTGAGGTTGAACTGCTTGTGGGTGAAAACGAAAAGGACAATGCAGAAATTCAGTCTGGCCATGAGGGCGCGAAAAAACGCGCAAACAAGCTGCACGACAAGCACCAGTCTTTGGTGATGTATCAGAACCAGATTCAGACTAACATAGACAAGATCGTAAAGGAAGTTAGATTCTACGAAAACAACGAACAATGCCCGACCTGTGTTCAGCCTTTGAATCAGGTCTTTCGTTCTACAAAGATCGATGCGTGCAAGACAAAGGCTCAAGAACTATCCGAGGGGCAGGAAAAGCTTAGCGCAGAACTGCAAAGTCTGGCAGGTGATCTTGATGAGGCGAACGCAGAACTTGCTAAGTTTGTCACACTGATCAACGCGATCAACGAACGCAACTCTGGTATTCGACGCCTACAGCGTCTAGTCACAGAATTAGAATCAGATGCTGCAGTTGCTGTCGATACTGATCTCTCTGATGCTGAAACTAAGCTGACTGGTTTGTTAGCCTCACAGGAAGCTAACTCTAAGATCAAGAGTCAATGCTATGAGGAAGGATCGTACAATAACGCGATCTCCGAGATGCTCAAGGATAGCGGAATCAAGGCCAAGATCATCAAGCAGTATCTGCCGGTGATGAATAAACTGATCAATCAGTATCTACAGACGCTCGATTTCTTTGTGTCCTTTCATCTCGATGAGGCGTTTGAGGAAGTCATTCGCTCGCGTCACCGCGATGAGTTCACCTACGCTTCCTTCTCTGAAGGTGAGAAGCAACGCATCGACCTTGCTCTGCTGTTCACGTGGCGGCAGATTGCGCGTATGAAGAACTCTGTCAGCACAAACTTGCTGATTCTTGACGAGACGTTCGATTCGTCAATGGATGCAGAAGGTGTGGAGAACTTGCTGAAGATCCTACGCACGCTTGACGAGGGAACTTCTGTCTTCATCATCTCTCATAAGACCGACGCGCTTGACGGAAAGTTTCCGAATAAACTGGAGTTTACGAAGGAAAAGAACTTCTCTGTCATTAGGCAGAAAAATACATAAGTCGTTGATTCCTAATAGGATGTGCTGTAAAGCCACAAAAAGCTTTACTTTTGTCCAGTACTTGGTAGGATTGCTGCATAATGAATCTTGCCTCTCAAAGCACGCTGTCCCGCCTTCTTGCTAAGGAGAACATTACGGTACAGCACGGCAACTATTCCACCGCGTTCTTTGATGTTAAGTCTCGCGTCCTCGGTCTGCCGATCTGGAAAGATGTCAGCAAAGACGTCTACGATCTGCTTTGCGGCCACGAAGTTGGCCATGCGCTCTTCACACCGCTCGACGGCCTCGAGAACAATACTCGTGGCGCGCGTAAAGACTACATAAATGTGGTCGAGGATGTCCGAATCGAGAAGATGATTCAGGCGCAGTATCCAGGTCTGATCTCGTGCTTCAAGCGTGGCTATGCATCCATGCACGCCACCGATTTCTTCGGTCTGCGCGGTCGTTCTGCTAACGAGCTCAATCTGCCGGATCGTCTGAACCTCAAGTTCAAGATGCGCGATCTGATCGACATTGACTTCTCTGTCGCCGAGATGCGTATCTTCAATCTGATCGAGTCTGCTCAGACCTGGGATGATGTGGTAAATGCTGCTCTCGAGCTGCAGAAGTTCGTCAATGAATCTGCTCAGCCGCAGCAGTCGCAGAATACTGCTAAGCAGTCGCAGTCTCAGTCTGGTGACGAGCAGAGCGATCCGTCTGCGCAGCAAAGCAATGACTCTGAGCAGAATGACTCTGATGAATCTGGCGAGTCCGATAAGACCTCGCAGAATTCTGGCGACAAGTCGGATGATAGTTCCGACGAGTCCAATGACTCGCTGAGCAACTCTGACTCTGATGCTGCTGGCGAAGCTGATGCTTCCAAGAATGACGAGGACAGCAAGCCGTCTAAGAATCAGAAATCTGAAGATCTGTCGCAGCCCACTGGTAATGACACTAACGGTCAGATCGATCCGCGTAAGCACGCCGATCCTTCCAAACCCTCGGATACCTCGCATGGCGTGCAGACGCAGCGTAGCTTTGACGAGTCTACAAAGAATCTGATCGACCGCTCAAAAGGCACGCTTTCTACCGCGTTTGCCGCAGCTCCGACGACTAAGGAGTGCATCGAGAACATCATGCCTTACGCTGAACTGGTCGAACGCCGTAACCGTGCGCCTAACTTTACTGCCGCGCGTGACAATCCGCACTATCAAGCTGAGTTTCAATCATTCATCAAGTCGCAGCGTAAAGTCATCGGCATGATGGCCAAAGAATTCGAGCTGCGCAAAGCTGCTTATCAGTACACCCGTGCTACCGTTTCTCGTACTGGCTCGCTAAACATGGAAAAGCTTCCATCGTACCGCGTCAGCGATGATCTGTTTCTGAGCGTTTCCAAGCTTGCTGATGCCAAGAACCACGGCATGGTAATGTTCGTGGATTATTCTGGCTCAATGACTCGTGTGCTCGGCGACGTTCTGAAGCACGTGATTAACCTCGCGCTGTTCTGCCGGCAAGTCAGCATTCCGTTCAATGTCTATGCTTTTACCGGCGACGCTACCGGCCGTGCCAAGTCGGTTCCGTACTACGCTCCTGCTGAGGAATACACTCAGGACAAGGTTCTGGTTTCTAACACTATTCTGTTCGATCTGATCAACTCTAATCTGAACAAAGCTGACTTCAACTCTGCGTTGTATGCACTGTGGCTGCGCACCAAGAACGACTACTTCCGTTCTCCCGCCGAAAATCTGGGCAATACTCCGCTAAACGAGACGCTGGTCATTGCACACGAGATTCTCAAGCAGTTCCGCGCCAAGCACAATCCTGACAAGCTGACTGCGATCTTTCTGACTGACGGTGACGGTCATGCTCTGCGTATTTCTAATGCTGTCAATCTCAATCCGATCCGGACGCTGTCTGAGAAAGACATCGGCTTTGGCCGGCAGTACGCTTCGTTCAAGCTCAACGGCCGTCAAATCCGTGCTCTGACCTGGGGTCATGCTGCGAATGGCGAGCAGCAAATGACGCCCACACTGATCGAGAATCTTCGCATCACTACCGGCGCCGAGATCATCGGTTTCTATCTGTGCGACAATAAGAACCGTCTGCGTAACCATGCGGTCAGTGCGCTGGGTTATACCAAGCACGGCAAGAATGCATTGAATGCATGGAACACGATCTTCGAAAAGCAGTACAGCGAGAACGATGTGGTGTGCATCCCTGGTGCGTACAACTACTCGAATTACTTCATTCTCGCCGGCAGAGACCTCGAGATCGAAGACGAGGAACTGGACGTTACTCCGGACATGAGTCGCAGTCGTATTGCCCGTGCTTTCAAGAACTTCTCTACCAACAAGAAAGGCAGCCGAATTTTTGTGACGAAGTTTGCCGAGGCAATTTCGTAACCCGTTGATCTGCTGCAAGATAAAGGCAATCAAAAACCTATACAAATTGCCAGAAATAGTGTAGAATAGATCATAGTCAATCTGACTTCTTCTTAATCAAATGAACGCCCAATCCAAAACCATCCTTGCCTCACTGGCGAGCCGTTACCCCGGTGTGGCCAAGTTCAAGCGCAAGTACATCCATGAGATCGCCCTCGAGCTCGGTTACACGAGCCGCGACTACGCCGACCTCATTACCGACGAGCTCAAGCTCAGTCGCGGTTTGTACGACCTTTCTTCTGTACTCGGTAATGCTGTAGCTGCTCCTGCTCAGGCACCGGTTGCTGCCAAGCCTGCTGCCGTACTCAAGCTAGCTGCTCAGGTCAGCTCAACCATGAATGAGGACACCTTCGTACCCACCAAAGATCCGACCTATGTCAAGTGGGGTTCCTATGACGATGTTCTACAGGTCGTCAAGTCCAAGTCTTTCTACCCCATCTACATTGCCGGCTTGTCTGGCAACGGCAAGACCATGATGGTCGAGCAGGCCTGTGCTGCCGCTAACCGCGAGTACATTCGCGTCCAAATTTCCCCGGAGACCGACGAGGATGATCTCATCGGTGGTTTCCGTCTGCTCAACGGTGAGACAGTATTCGCCAAAGGTCCGGTCATCAAGGCCATGGAACGCGGCGCAATTCTGCTTGTCGATGAGATCGACCGTGCAACCAACAAGATTATGTGCTTGCAGGGTGTTCTGGAAGGCAAGCCAGTCCTGATTAAGAAGACCGGTGAGCTCATTCATCCGGCTTCGGGGTTCAATGTTCTGGCTACTGCTAACACCAAAGGCAAAGGCTCTGACGATGGCCGGTTCGTGGCTGCGTCAATAATTGACGAGGCGTTTCTTGAGCGCTTCGTGGCAACTATCGAGCAACCTTACGCTCCGCTTACTACCGAGCGCAAGATCGTGGTTCGCCACATGGAAAAGTTTGGCAAGATCGATGAAGAGTTCGCCGAGCGTCTCTGCACGTGGTCCGAGGTCATTCGCAAGACCTTCGAGGATGATGGTGTAGACGAGGTCATCTCCACCCGCCGTCTGTGCCATATTGCTCAGACATTTGCTATCTTCGAAGATCGCCTCAAAGCTGTGCAGATGTGCATCTCGCGCTTTGACACCGACACCAAGACTGCGTTCTTAGATCTTTACACCAAGATCGATGCGTCTGTTCAGCCCAAGGTTGATTCGGTAACTCCAGCTACTCCTGCCACCGAAACTGCTAGTCAGCCTGCTTTCTAAAAAATTTGGCACACAGCCCGTTTTCTTGTTTACAAGCGACGGGCAATGTGTCAGTATGATCTACAGTAACTGATCCAAACTGTAAATCATTATTGATGGATCATTTAAGTACTAAAACACAATACAATGAGTAAGTCAAATAAGTCCCAGAAGACCCGTATGTTCAACCTCCTCGCCTCTGGCAAGCAGGTTTCTGTTGCCGACGCCGCCGCGCGTCTCTCGATTGCCAATCCTTCGGCAGTCGTCTCGCAACTCCGTAACGAGGGTCACGTTATCTGGACCAACCGTCGCACCGATTCGGAGACTGGCGAGACCGTCTTCACCTATCGTTACGATGCCGCTCGTAGCGCGCGCAATCTGCGCTAAGCTAAACTGAGCACCATGGCTGGAGAGGCGACAATCTCTCCAGCCTTTTACTTTCTAAGATCAATGATGTATATGCGTAACTATTTTCTAACTGCAAAAGGCAAAACTAACCAAACGTGGAGTCTTCCACTGAAGTATGTCACGACGTTTGATGCGTGGAGTAAGCAGAATGGTTTTAAGAGTCGTTCAGCTGCTGGTATCTGGTTGCTCGAGCAGATTCGTTTTGGTAAGCTTGTTCTGGATCAGAAGCGTCTCAGCTCTACCGAACACCACGATGGTACGCGCCGCAATAACTTCAGCCTTTATAGCACGCCAAAGTATTTTGACGCGCTTTATGACTATTGCGATGCGATTGGAACAACTCCTAGTCGACTTGTCAACGAAGGAGTACGCACGTTCGTCTTGAATAAGTTCAAGCTGAACGGAAAGCAAAATGCGACTAGCAGTACGCCTATGCATACCGTACACGGCGCAACTGCTTCTATTCCTCACAAGTTGTATACTGACACGAGCTTGGAGCAGAATCCAGTTGTTCTGCGCAAAGATCTTCTGGAGTTGGCACGTACTATCGTCGCGCAGAACAACGCGATTCTAGCTGCCCTGCTCCCGCGCGCTGCTGTCAAGTAATGCTGTGTCGGATACCTCGCAAAGTTCTTTGGGACGAAAGTTCGATTCGGGTAAAGCTGAATACGGACTATTGCCTTCTCATGCTCTCGAAGAGGTAGTAAAAGTTCTCACTATGGGCGCACAGAAATACGAGCGCGGTAACTGGCGCTTTGTTTCTGATGGTGAAAGGAGATACTTTGATGCTGCGCAGCGCCACCTTTGGGCATGGCACCGCGGTGAAATGATTGATCCGGAATCTGGATTGCACCATATCGCTCACGCAGCAACCAATCTTCTTTTCCTTTTTGAGATTGCAAATAAGAATAGTCCTGACATATTGTCTACGAATAACAATGAAACTGTCTGAAACAACTATCGATATCCTGAGCAACTTCGCGACAATCAATCCGAATATGCTCTTCAAAGAAGGTACTACGCTTTCGACTATCTCTGAGGCCAAGAACATCATGGCTTCAGCGACAATCGAAGAACGCATTCCTCGTGAGTTCGGCATCTACGACCTCAGCGAGTTTCTATCAACGGTTTCTTTACTGAAGGAACCCAAGCTTGACTTGGGCGCTGCTTCTGCTAAGATCTCTGGCACCGATTCCGATTCAATCGAATACTTCTATGCCAGCAAGGAATCACTCACCACACCTACCAAGAACGTGACGATGCCCAAGGCGGATGTCAAGTTCACGCTGTCTGCTGATGCTTTTGCTCGCATCAAGAAGGCTGCTGGCGTGCTGGGACACTCAACTGTCGTATTTACTGGCAAAAATGGCGCGATTAGTTGTCAGGTTGTTGATCCAAACAATCAGACCGCTAATAAATACACACTGGTGGTGGATGAGGAGAATGCTTCAAAAGAGGTCTTCTCGTTCGTCATGGCCATCGGTAATCTGAAAATGATTGCTGGTGACTACAGCGTAGCATTCAGCTCAAAACTGATCAGTAACTTCAAGAACGCCAATGTTCCCGTAGAGTATTGGATTGCTCTTGAAAAATCCTCAACGTTCGGTTCCTGAAGTTGAGGGCAACCTAGGTACAACAGAACATGGAAAACACACAAACAAATACCGCTACTGAGCAGGCTCCTGCTCCACAGCTCAACCTCAATGACCTCGCAGCCGTCGTTCAGATGATCGATGTCTGCTCGCGCCGTGGCGCGTATGAGGGTCCTGAACTGGCCGCTATCGGCGCTCTGCGTACTCGTTTCGCTGAGTTCCTGAAAGCCAATGCTCCCAAGGAGCAGCCAAAGCAGGATGGTGAGACCGTCGCCGGTGATCAGCTCCCCGGTGATGCCGCTGCAGCTAACTGATAAGTAGCATCCGATCGGACTTTTTGGCGCGTAGTCGTTAAAGAACGCGCCACTTTTTATTATGAGCAACATCCCTACAGACATTGAAGACCGCAAAGCAATCCGTCAGGCATTCGACCAGATCTCAGAAGAACTGGCATCGATCAAGACCAGCAAGGATCAGATCAAGGAGATCCTGAAGTCCCTCGAGGACAAATACAAGCTGAACAAGCGTACTGCTAAGAAGGCCGCGAACCTTTACCACAAGCAGACTGTCATGGAGTTCGAGAACGAGACCGCTGAGGTCCGTGAAGTCTATAAAGCTATTTCTGAGGTTTACAAGTCACGTATCTCCTGATAACGTTAGCTTGTATGAGTAATACTGAATTCCTCTGGGTCGAGAAGTATCGCCCGCAGACTATCAAGGACTGCATTCTTCCTGAGACGTTGAAGAAGACGTTTCAGAAGATCGTGGATTCTGGCGAGATGCATAATATGCTTCTAACTGGAACTGCCGGTCTGGGCAAGACAACAGTCGCTCGAGCACTCTGCAATGAACTGAATCTCGACTACATTCTGATCAACGGATCTGAAGAATCTGGTATTGATGTTCTCAGAAACAAGATCAAGCAATTCGCCTCCACAGTCTCGCTTTCCGGCGGACCGAAGGTGGTGATCCTCGATGAAGCCGACTACCTCAATCCTCAGTCCACGCAACCGGCGTTGCGCGGCTTCATCGAGGAATTCTCGAATAACTGCAGATTTATTCTGACCTGTAACTTCAAGAATCGAATCATTGAACCGCTGCATTCTCGCTGTGCGGTCATCGAATTCAATACCAGCAAGAATCAGCTTGCTGATCTGTGCGGCCAATTTCATAAGCGTCTGGTTCAGATCCTGAAAGGCGAGAAGGTTGCATACGACACCAAGGTTCTTGCCGAACTGATCGTGAAGTTTGCTCCTGACTGGCGCCGAGTCATCAATGAGTGTCAGCGTTACTCTGTCAGTGGTTCAATCGACTCCGGTCTGTTGGCCTCGCTTACCGATCTGAATGTGGACGTTCTGATGAAAGCGCTGAAGGAAAAAGACTTCAAGGCAATGCGCGGCTGGGTTGTCAACAACCTAGATCTTGAACCGACTGCTATCTTCCGCAAGGTCTATGACAGCATGACCGATTATGCCAAGCCGCAATCGGTACCGCAGATCGTGCTGATTCTTGCTGAGTATCAGTATAAGGATGCATTTGTGGCTGACCATGAGCTCAACCTTGTTGCCTGTATGACCGAACTGATGGCGTCTGCTGAATGGAAATAACTTATGTGGAGACTCTGGGCTAAAGCGCTAGGAGAAAAAGCATCAACTGATAACAATGAAGCGGACAGTATTGCAATCATTCGTACTTGCATTATTGTCAGCTACATTGTCACTAATCTGTTCATCATCGCTGGAGTAATACGTCACTGGTAAAATATATGAGAAAACAAAAGCAATCACACATGGATAAAGCTCCTATGCCGTGGGTCGAAGTTATGATGAAGGAACTTCGATCCAAAGGATATATGACAAGTATGGATCCTAGCCCAGAAGCCAGAGAAATTGTTTTGCGGCATTTAATTGCCGAAAATAAGCGTGCGCGTATTGCGCGAAAGAAAAAAAAGTGCTGCTAAATGAGTCCTTTCGATTATCTCAATAGTATCAATGATACCAAGGTCAATCTGATGGTTGATGATGCCTCAGAGAAGGCCTACAATCCTTTTCTGATCAATCGCGGCTTGTCATACTTTGCCGATACTGTGCTGCTTGCTAATGAGATGAATCGTCTGCACCATGCAGACAAGCGCCTCCAGTATTCGTTTCTGATAAATACAGTTCGTAAGAAGAAACGCTTCAGCAAATGGCTTAAACACCAGGAGCACGAAGACCTCTTGATTGTCAAAGAATACTATGGCTACAGTAATGAAAAGGCTAAGTCTGCTTTGTCGATCTTGAGTGCAGAACAACTCAACGAACTCAGACAGAAACTAAACAAAGGTGGACTCAAATCAGCTAATCCAAAAGCAACCAATCGCTGAAGACACTCCAGTGGAGTGGACTCCCGCGATGATGCTTGAGGTCACGCTGAACCAACCTGATGATTTTCTGAAAGTCCGTGAGACGCTTACTCGCATCGGTGTGGCATCGCGCAAAGAGACTAACAAGCTCTATCAGTCCTGCCACATTCTGCACAAGCAAGGAAGATACTTCATTGTTCACTTCAAGGAACTATTTCTACTGGATGGCAAGCCATCCAACCTTACAGTCAATGATCTGCAACGCAGAAATACTATTAGTACTCTGCTGTCTGACTGGGGTCTGGCTTCAATCGTGAATCCTGAGCAGGCAAAGGATAAAGCGCCCTTGCGCCAGATCAAGATCATCTCGCACCGCGAAAAAGCTAACTGGGAACTGTTGCCAAAATATTCTATTGGCAACACCAAGTAGCTGATAAATAGTTTTGCTAGCAATTCCGCTAGCAACCGATGATGCCCGATTGGGGTCATCGGCGTAAGACATAACCTCGCTTAACTGGAGGACAATAAGATGACACAGTACACCACCGCCTCGTTCAACTTCCCGCGTGCTAATTTCGTGGGATTCGATAAACTGTTCGATGAGCTCACACGAGCACAGCTAGGCGCTCAGAACAATAACTACCCGCCACACAATGTGGTGAAGGTCGATGAAGACAACTTCATCATTGAACTGGCAATCGCTGGTTTCAAGTCAGAAGATCTGGATATCCAGCTCAAGGATTCCATTCTGACTGTAACTGGCAAGAAGGAAGATGCTCGTGAGTACTACCATAAAGGTATCTCATCTCGCGAGTTCGTTCGTACCTTCACACTGGGCGAACACGTTCAGGTTAATGGCGCAACTCTGGTTGACGGCATTCTGTCGATTAACTTGGAGCGCGTAGTTCCTGAAGACGAACGCCCAAAGAAGATCGAAATCAATCAGAACTCTACTAAGACTAAGAAGAGTTTTCTGAAGGACTGACTAACTAGATAATTATTAGCTCTGGCGGCGGCCTTTCGATGGGTCGCCGCCATTTTTGCATTTACACAAAGCAGTATTCCGTTTACAGTATTTGAGCATGACATTCTACACCTCTGTTATTCGTCACGGTAAACATATCCTTTACCGCGGCTACAAAGATGGAGTCAGAGTTAAACAAAAGATCTCCTTCAAACCAACTCTGTTTCGCCGTGCTGCTTCTACTAATTTGTCTAGCGGTTGGGTGACGATGCAGAATGAAAAGGTTGAACCGATAAAGTTTGACAGCCCGTATGCTGCAAACGAGTTCATCCGTTCTCAAGAAAATCTGATGCAGCCTTGCTGGGGTAATGCACGCTGGACTGCTCAGTTTATTCAGGAAATGTTTCCGGATGAAATTCATTTTCAGCGCGATTTGCTGCAGGTGTGCAGTATCGACATCGAAACTCGTTCGGATGATGGCTTTCCGGACATCAATAATCCCACACAGCAGATCCTCGCAATCGGTTTGAAAAACAGCGCCGAGGATTGCTTTCATTTGTGGTGCGTCAAGCCATTTGATCCAGCTAACAAGGTAATTAGCGGCCGCGTCGAGGTTCATCAGTTCATCGACGAGGAATCGATGCTGCGTGACTTTCTGAACTGGTGGTCTACTCCTGCTAATACTCCAGACATCATCACCGGCTGGAACAGTCGCTTGTTCGATGTGCCGTACATTTACAATCGGTTTGTTCGTCTGTTCGGCGAGGATGTCGCAAACAATCTTTCGCCTTGGGGTATCTGCAAATCTGAATCTTTCAACTACAAAGGTCGTCAATCTACCTTCATCGATCTTATCGGTATTGCGCAGCTTGATTATCTTGATCTATTTCAAAAGTTTACCACACATACTTACGGCAACCAAGAATCCTACAGGCTTTCGCATATTGCTAAGGTTGTGCTGGGTGATGATAAGATTCAGTATGACGGCACGCTGCAAGAACTGTATGACCGTGATCCGCAGTTGTTCTTCAACTATAACTTGAAGGACGTCGAACTGATCGAACGCTTTGAGGACAAACTCGGTCTGATTACTCTTGCGCTGACGATTGCGTATATTGGCGGTGTCAACTATGTCGATACACTGGGTACCACTGCGATCTGGGACTCGATCATTTACCGCGATCTGTGCAAGCGCAAGGTCACGATTCCAGCAACTGCTGTCAAAGAAAAGACTGAATACCCTGGCGGTTATGTGAAGGATGTGATGATCGGCAAGCACGACTGGGTATGTTCTTTTGACGTAAACTCGATGTACCCAAATCTGTTCGTGCAGTACAATATGTCTCCGGAAACGATCATCGG